TAGCAGTTATATCGGAAGGCAGTGGCAAGACGAAAGATGTTCTTCATCTGTTCTTCCAGTGTCTTACCATTAGTCTTGCTGGTGAGAATATTCATCAGAGAGAACCACTCACCCACTTGCACCAAACCATCTTTCTTGGTATAAGCAAGTTCACGAAAATTTGCTTTACCATCCTCATCATAGGAAACTAGAGGATAATCGCTAGTGAAAGCATAAACCTCAAAAGGAATGGCAACTTTCTTACAGAACCACACAAGATTAAAGAGTTGCTTGACGGTATCCTGCATTACATCACCCATAGAACCAGACCAGTCAAGGATAAACACCAGACCGTGATTCTTACCATCAGCAAGAGTAGTGACCTTCTTAAAGAGGTCTTCATTGTACTTGTAGGTGTGGAGTTTGGTGCAGTCCAACACACCAGTCCGAGCAGTAGTAGCACGGGCATATGAGTCTGCTGCCTTACGGCACTCAAACTCTTTGACCAGATAGTTTACTTCTTTCTGCGCCGAACGCTTGAATTCTAAGAACTTCTTATCAACTTCACCAAAGATTTCTTCGGTGGTATATTCATGTTCTTCCATCCAAGAACCCCAATATTCCTTACACTTGTCGTAAATTTCAGCATTAGGAACAATAATTTTATTCAAATCAAGTTTGGGAAGTTCCAGGTAGACATTCTCCTGTCCATTATGATCAACCAAATTCTTGAGTGCTTCCTCAAGTGAGTCCATAGTTTTGACTTCAGGTTCCTCATTGGTTTCGCCACCAAGATCTCCAGCAGTGTCGCCACCACCTTGAGGTTTGGATTGATTGCCAACAGGAGCACCTTCGTTGGCATTATCTTCTTCGTTGGCATTGTCGTTGGCATTCTCAGTATCACCCTCAGGTTGATCAGAGAAATCAGAAGCACCTTGATTAGAACCAGAAGTCTGAGACTCCAAATCATCCATCGGGGTCTTAGTTTCTTCTTGCTGCTTTGCTTTACAGAACTTATAGAGTTGCTCTGCAGCAATCAGAACATCAGCAAAGGTTTCAGACTCAGCAATCAGGTTAATAATTTCCGTTTCTTCACCAGGTTCAATAGGAATATCTACAAAATTACCAATCTTAAACCACAAGTTAGCACGGTCAGCAAGATTGAAGGCATCAATATCTTCATTTTCAAGTTGAAAGAAGTCTTCCTCAGACAACTCCTTGTAACCACTATAGAACGTCTTAGCAAGTCCAGCATAACGACGCTTCATCAGTTTCTCAATACGAGCATCTTCAACCACATTCACAAACTGAGGTGGAATCTTATGAGTCTCCAACCAATCCTCATCTGGAGTGTAGAGAGCATGTCCCACTTCATGTCCAACCAGAAGATCATACATGGTGTTACTTGCCTTCTCCCACATTGGCAGGGTCAGCACACGAGTGTGGACATTGAAACAAGCAGTTTCCACTTTCTTGTGCTCAACCACCAGGTCCTCAGTAGCAAGGAGTTTGGCAAGTTGGGACTTGATTTCGTGGCGAACGGTCATTGCTCTGTTGCGTATGGACCTATTATACAAAAAAAGGAGGTCCGAAGACCCCCCCAGTGTGCCAGTTTGAAAAGTGGTTTACTTCTCCCCCTCTCTCTTGCCGAAGGTCTTATGCACCATCGTATCTAACTTTGAATGAAACTCAGTCTCCTTCTCTTTACTTGCTCCTTCCTCTTCTTCGCTTTCCTTTTCCAATTCATCAGGAGCATACTTTACTGTCTTACCATCTTCACGCTTGACAGTATAATACTTCCCCTTTCCTTCTGGATCAACCTTTACAACTTCACCTTCCATTCCACTTTCTTTGCAGGTGACTTCATCACCAACCTTAAAGTGGGATTCGCTAATTGGTACATAGATTGAAGCATATGCCTCAATAAATCCCCTAAATTTCTTTAAATCCATTTTCTTGACTTTCTAGGTATTTATAAAAAAGAAGCGTCTCGTTGATTGAGACGCTTCTTGAGTGCTTGGCGACGTGCCTTTGCTTGTCGGAGTGCTTGCGGTTTCAGTTTCCGCTTCTGCTCCTTCTTGGAGTGGTGTTGCCAGTTTGGAGTGTTCATTGCTCTGGTTTTTTCTTCTCACTCATTTTACCATGAAGGTACTTCTTTTTGAACTCTTCCCAACCTTCAGGGGGAGCAGATGGTTTTGGTTGTGGTTTTCCTTTATACTCTTGATATGGAGAACCACTCTCTTCAATAAATTTACTAAAAGTCTTCATTGAACTTTTTACTTTTATTTATTTCAAGAAACCTTTTTACTGAAACCTTTGACCTTATCAAATCTAACGATGTTATCAAACTTATCCATAAGATCATCAGTCTTATGTGAAATCACAAAAACATTCGCATCAGTTACAACATACTTAATGATCTTTGTAAAATAATCTGTTCCGAATCCATCAAGTGAACTATCAAAGATCTCATCAAGAATTAAGAGATTAGTACTTGCAGAATTTTTCATCTTTGCAATCTCCCTCCAGGTGAAGAGGAGAGAAAGGTCAATCCTCATCTTCTCCCCTTCGCTGAATGACTCATAACTAAAATCTTCATGAATTGGGGACTTCACCGTCTCTTTGAATTCTTCATCCAGAGAGAAGTTAATATAGAAGTCCATCAATTGAAGATATTTGTTGATCTGCTGATTCATAAGAGGCAGATATCTCTTAATGATTTTGGATTTTACTCCACCATCCTTCATTAAAGAATGTGCAAAATCGTGGTAAACGTTTTTTTCTTTTTGTTTGGATTGTGTCTTTTGAAGATCCTCCAGTTCTTCAATTAACTTTTCTAATGCATGGCGTTCAGAATTTCGGTTTTCAAGTTGTTCGGTAATAGTTTGAATTTCCTGCTCCAGATCTCTTGTTCTGGTGTGCAGTCCTGAAATCCGAGTATTTGCTTTAGAAATCTCATGCGTTAAGTTAGTTGCCTCCCTAGAAAGTACCTTGAATTGGTTTTCATTTTCCTCTTCAAGTCTGATGGCCTCCTCTAACTCTTCAAAACCCTGTTGGAGTTCCTTTGCCTTAGTTTCGGCATCATTAATTCTATTTAAGCGAAATGATTCCTCAATACTTTGAGTACAGGTAGGGCATACCGTATTTTCACTAAAAAACTTATGTTCTTTGGTAATGGTTGCAACTTTTTGTTGTAGTTTGCCACGGAGGGTTCCAAGTTTCTTAAGTTTAGTATCAGAACCAGAAAAGTCCTGCATCTTCTCTTCAACTGCCTTCAGTTCACCATTGTACTCATCAACTTCCTTGAGATGAGAATCAATATCCGTACCAATTTGCTTGATCTTATCTCTCTTATCTTGAATATTTTTCTTTCCAGTTTCTTCCAGATCAGAAATAAAATTCTTCTGCATATCAATCTTTTCTTCTACCAAGTCCTTACGGATGGTGAGTTCACGAACAGTTTCATTCGTGCTACGAATTCGGTCACGAAGAATATTACTCATAAAAGAGAAGATCCTAATATCCAAGAGATCCTCAATGATTTCACGACGACTGGCAGCGGGCAGTTGCATGAAAGGAACAAAGGATGCACTGCCAAGGATCACGATCTGAGTGAAAGACTTGTAATTCAGTTTAAGAACATTTTCCTCCAACCACTTCTGCTGATCGGTTGCTGCTGCTTCACGATCAAGAAGTGATCCGTTCTTATAAATTTCAAAGATGTTCGGTTTAATCCCACGAACAACTTTCCAATCAATTGCACCAGTGGAAAACTCAATCTCCACTAGACAATCTTTTTCGTTCACACTATTAATTAGTTGAGGTTTATTGATTTTACGAAATGGTTTGTTAAAAAGAACAAAGGTAAGAGCATCCAGAATCGTACTCTTGCCTGCTCCGTTGGTTCCAACAATCAGATTCGTTTGTGCTTCAGTAAAATCAATCTCAGTAAAGTGATTCCCAGTGGAAAGGAAATTACGCCATCTTATCTGTTTGAATAAAATCATTATCTCTTGGTGGGATCACTAGGTCGTCAGATGTGATAATCACATATCGGTAATTATACACGTTACAGGTGTTTATTGCAACCTCATGATCAACTTCCACAACGGACATTTCTGGATAGTCTTCTGCCTCTAAAAGTCCTGCATATCTAGTTGCATCATCTTTATCTTCAAAAAGGTACAGTGCCTTTTCTCCGTCTTCGTCGTGAACTGCATAGGCACCCTCCTCTTCTTGCCCAGCAACTGTAAGTATAAACATTATTCCAACTCGCAAGCCTCTTGATAAACTTCTTTCATCAACTGTTTGACAATATCTTTATCCAGATCAAAGTCCGAATCGTCAATGTATTTATTCAAAATGGTTAATGTGTCTTCGCACTCATCTTGGGATAAATTGACCTCATCATCATTGATCGCAAAGTTCTCAACAATCTTAATATCAACACATCCTGTTTTTATAATTTTATCAATGAACTTTTCAAATTGGAGTTGATCTGATTTTTTACGGACAACAACCTTAACGATCTTGTCTTTCAGAAAAGAGGAGTTGAATGTTTTGTAATTAGAATCCTCATAGTAGATTCTTTCAAACATTGTATATGGGTTCTCAATGAACTCCATTTCATATGTTTCTGTATCAAAGATATGAAATCCTCGTTTATCATCTACATCGTTCCAGAACATCTGATAGGGATTTCCAATATAGAAAATCTTTCCATCATTAGATCGTGTATGATAATGACCAGAAAATACAAGATCAAACTTATCAAAAGAAGATGGATCCATGCCATGATCCATAACATGACCACGGTGAGACTGGAATCCATTCAACTCAAGATGCCCCATGACAACTTTTGCCTTAGAACTCTTTACAACTTCAAAAGTCTGCTGCTCATTGTCCTGACAAATCCAAGGAACTAAAAGAATATTAGTATTCCCAACCTTATACTCTTTTGGTTCTGTAACTTTAACTACATTCTTATACTCAGTAAGCAAGGAATTGATAGAGTTAACATCATTGGTATTTTTGTAGTAAGCATCATGGTTACCAACAATGTTGTATAACTTAACTCCTAAATCTCTAAACTTATTGTAGACGTGCTTCTTTGCCCAATCTAATGCCCAAAAGTCAATAGTCTTACGACTATCAAAGGCATCTCCAAGGTGGATAACCGTTTTAATGTTTCTTTCCTCTAGGGTTGGGAAAAAAACATTGTCATAGAACTTTTGAAAGAAATCATGAAATGTTTTACTGCTCTTACGAGCACCATAATGAGTATCGGTTATCAGAGCAATTTTCATGAATAAAGTTTAGATTGAATGTTCTCCTTAATGGTATTATAATCGGAAGTATTGTAAATGTCACCATCTCCACTAAACACTTCATCAAATCCTGATCGTTCGATGATCTTAGTCCGAATATCCATTTGACGTTTTTCCTTTTGAATCCTTCTCAGGAACGCATAGTGAATGATCTGAGTGAAGTATGCAAAAGGATTAGAAGACTTCTCTGGATCAAAATTCTTAATGTATTGGACACAGTTTTCAATGCCATCGCAGATCATGTCCTCCCTAAACATATAGTTCACAAAATTAGGTTTGTATGAGAGGTGAGTGGCAATCTTGAGAAAACATTCTCCAAGATAATTAGTGATACGAGGAGTTGGTTCTCCTTTCTCGTGTGCTATTCTAACTTTGTTTCTGTAAACAATCAGTGCTTCTAAAAACTCTTTATTGTTTACATAATGTTCTGATTTTTTTCTAGTTCTGGACATTTCATGATTTCTTTTTAAGTATGTTCATATTATAGCATAAAACTAAAAGGCTTGACAAGTTCAAGTATTTTAAGTAGAATCACTCTGTCAGGGTTAAAGGGTTACTTTAGCTACTTTTATAAAGTCTTTCTAAAGACTCTCTAGCATTAGAGATGGATGATAAGAATCCCATTTTTTCATTTACTCTTGTTTGATTTGTATCTCTATTTTTATCTCTTAAGTATCTATTATAAACTGAAATAATTTCATCGTCATTAACTTCACTAATAGTTATTATTTTTTCCATATTAATAACTAAGATTGCATCACTTGACATTGACATCCATGGATTTATTTGAATAGCATTCACTCCCATTTGACGAATAGTGATTATTTCAAATGTAACAGGATCTTCTAAAAGCAATAGGGTTTTTTCTTCTTCTTCACATGGAGTTACTTTAGCAAATATTTCTTCTCCAGATATTAATTTAATAGTTGCATAGAATTCGTCTTTATACATTTTTCTTTAAACTTACTTGTACGATTTCATAATTGAATTTCTCTTGATTATAAATCTTGATTCTTTCAACCAAATGATTTAATGTATAATTTTTTCTTGATTTAAAAGTTATATCGTCAGCAATATCATAAAGAACTGCTTGAGTCTTGTTGTCTCCTTTTCTTAGAACTCTTCCGATTGATTGTAAGTTTCTAACTCTTGATTTGGATGGTGATGCAAAGATTACATTGTGTAGATTCTTAATGTTGATACCAGTTGAAAATGTTCCATAAGATGCAACAATTACAGCATTGTTTTCTTTTTCTGTGATCTCTCTAACTAGTTCTCTTTGTTCTGCGTCAACTCCACCGTGTACATAAAATATTTTACGATTATCTTTCACAGAATTATTTATTAATTCGTAGAGTGGTTGTCCATGAGATTCTACTCTACTAAACAATACAAGACTATTGCCTTTTAAATCCAAGACCAAGTTTTTGATAAAGTTATTTCTTTTTTCGTGCCCAATAATATATTGAATCTCATCTTCATAAGTTTCAAACTGTTGTGAATCATGCTTCATCAGCAAAACGTGAATTTGTAACTGTGAAAGATGTCCCTTATCAATAAGATCTTTTGTTTGTGTCACTTTGTATGATGGTCCAAATAATCCTTCTAACACCCATTTATGCGTCTGTGTGCCATCTAATGTTCCAGTGAAACCAAATCTATATTTGGCACTGTCCATCTTGGTCATGATGCTCACTAGAGACTTAGACTTAAATAGGTGTGCTTCGTCTCCGATGATAACTTCAAAGTCCTTGAAGAATGATCTTTGTAATTTGTAAATAGACTGCCAAGTTGTAATTGTGACAGGTGCTTGATTTGTCTTTTCTTTACCCGAATAGATCTTATGGCAATAATCTTCTGCATTCCATCCATAGTCCTGGAAGTCCTTGAACATCTGCTCTACGAGAGATGTAGTTGGAACAACAAGAAGAATTTTTTTATTTTTTTCTGAAAAGTATCTCACCACAGAATAAATCATCAAGGATTTACCAGAAGCAGTTGGTGAAATTAACAGTTTACGATTATATCTAAGTGCATCATATACTGCATCAACTTGATAATCTCTTGGTTTAAATTTGGCAATCCGTGTCATATAATCCTTGACACCCTCTCTTGAAATCATTTCATTGACTTCAAATGGAGCACCATAGAACTTATTATACTCAAACTCTACTGTATATCCAGAGTTTTTTGCCCATGCCATTACTTTATCAAGAAGACCAACATAGATCTCACCAGTATGAGAACTATACAGTCTGATCTTTCCATCCCAATACTTACTACGGTATTGAGGCATGAACTTTGCACCAGGAACATCAAACGTAAAATGGTCAGATAGTTCTTGGTTGATATGTGGTTCTGCTTTGATTGTTACATATACCTCATTCTTTTTACGGATAACGAGATCTGCCATCAACTATAACCCCTTATAAACTGTTGCCACTCAATAGAATTCTTAATTTGATAAGTTCTATTATTGATGGTTTTTAGGATACTATCCAAATAATTTAACATTATTTGGTAATAATCAATCTTACTACTAATCTTGATAAGATCTTCATCGGCATCTATGTACTTGTCTACATCTTGCCTTAAGACTTTATAATCAAATGGTTTATCAATATACACTTCTGGGTCTGCTTTGCCCGTGTAATATTGCCATTTATCTTTTTTGAGTTGCTTTAATTTGTTTTCTTCAATCTTCTTCAGCAGAAGAATATTATTTAAAATTTTATAATATTTTGCATGAAGAGAAGGAATCTTTGTAGACTCTGCGTGTAGATTGTCTTCGTCTATTTTTGAATCTTCTTCCCATAATGTTTGAATTTCATCAAGATTCATAAATCAAATCATAAAACCACTATATTATATATCGAGTATTTAAAAGTGACTTCTGCAGTGACATAATCAATGTCTTCTGCAGTTGCGTCAAACTGAACTGTAGAAAGACTTACGGGGAATACATCTTTGAAATCTATTCTTGCAATCTCATTAAAATTACTGTTGTAGATAAAGAGACTTGCATCCGAATACTCATTCATTGGATCCTTAGATGATATACTCGGATCATATATATTTTCTGCTTTCATATCAATAAATTCTTGGACACTTTCTGGATATCCAAGACCCCTTAACCAATTATGAACTTCCATGTAGTTGGTTAAGTTTTCGTCAACAAAAAATCTTAATGTGAAATCTTGATATGTTAACTTATCCCCAGGAACTGGAATGTCCTTCAGATAAGTTGGTTGTAGAGCAAATCCAAGATTGATACCTGGAATTGAAGCAGAGTTTGAAAAGAAGTCTGCTTTGGGTACTCTTGTAATTGAAAATTTAAATCCTACAGGAGAAAGATAGTTCCTGTTATCAATTTGATTAGTCCAGGGTTTCATTCTCCTCCTCCATTTCCACCATTACCATTCTCCTCAGATTCGGAATCTTGAGTGTGACCATTCTCTTTTGCTAACATTCCTGCACGATCTATCATGAAACCTGCTGGAATATTCTTACATTTTTTATCAGTAAAACACCAATACTTCCCCGAAGGACATCTTTTTTTAGATGCTTCACTGATGAAATTTTGATATGATTTCATGAGTTTTATATTTATTTAGATAAAAAAAGAGGGGCATTCGCCCCTCCTGTATAACCTTGTGGATCTAATGGATCACATGAGGTTGTCAACACGTACTCTTCTGTAGTAGCGGTTGCTGTTTGCCTTGATACGACCAAGACCTTGACCATCAGCAAATGAACCCTCAGCGAATGGGTTAGAAACCATTCCGTAACGGGTCTTGAATCCGATCTTGGGTTGGAAGGTGTCCTGACCAACGGCACGAACCATTTGGAGAGGAACGTATGGGCAATAGAACAGACCAGCGTCATAAGGTGAAGAACCCTTATAACCAACAACGTAGTACTGATTAGCAGAAACGTTTGCAGAATAAGGATCGATGTATACACGATACTTACCTTGGAGAACACCAGCGAAGGTGTTGCCAGTGTCGTCAACGTTGAGGTTGGCGTTCAGAGCAGGGGTGTAATCAAGAACACCTGCCATGGTGAGTGCGGAGGCAACGTCTGCAGAGCAGAGGATCATGTTGCCCTTCCCTCTACGAGTTCTTTGGGCGATAGCGTTCGCATCTCTTTCAATTTGGAACAGCAGACCCTTGAACTTCTCAACGCTCCAGCGACCGTTGGAGTCAACGTCCAGGTCAAAGATACCTGAAGTTGCGGTGTTTGCAGCAGCACCAGGCTCAGCAACCTTATAGATGGTTCTGATGACTTCACGGTTGATTTCTGCAAGGATCTCAGTTGACAGAATGTTTGCCAACTCAGCTTCTGCGTTCAGACCGTGAATTGCCTTGAGGTCCTGAGCGAGTTCGAGTGAATACTCGGCCTTCAGTGCTCTTGACTTTGCAGTAACGGTGACTTTCTCAATAGAGAATGCCATCTCGTTGAATGCATTACCAACACCGTCGCCAAGAGTCTCAGCGTCGCCAGTGTGCATACCCTGACCAACTGCGTACTCAGCTTGTGAGATTGACGAGTTGAGAAGACCAGGATTTGAACCGAGGTTGGTGGAACTAGTAGTACCGAAACCAACTGACACACCGTCAGATGCTTGAGCGGTGTAAAGACCTTGCTCCAGATTGTAGCCGCTGTCCTGACCAGAGAACTGTGACTGTGCCTCGTCAAAGAGTGCCTCAGTACCAGACTGGTTGGTGTAGCGTGAACGCATTGCAAAGATCAGTCCAGTAGGACCGTTCATTGGTTGAACGCCTGCGAGGTCATAAGCGACCAGGTTGGGCATTGAACGTCTGATCAGCGAGATCAGAACGGGGTCGAAACCTGCGGTAGCACCACCAGCGGCAGAGCTACCACCGAATGCACCAGATGCACCAGCAGCGTTAGCAGCGTTGGTGGGTGATTCGGAGAGGAACGCACGCTCCTCGGTCATGAATTTTTCTTGGTTTTCGAGCAGGACAGCGGTTACCATTCTGCGATGGGAATCCCTAATAGGATCAACTCCATCATAATCAAGTAATGGTGCCCACTTCTCCTGCAGATGCTCAGAATTGAACATTTGCATTTGATTTTACCTCTTTAAAAGTGTTTGTGGTTTAGTTTATAATGTAAAACTTACTTTTTAGAAACTCTCTGGAGTGCAGACAGATAACCACTCATGGATCCAGATGAATAGATCTGTGAATTGTTTTCTGAAATAAACTCAGCGGAATCTCTTTGAGCACTAACTACTCTTGATGGGAAGTATGCTTCCTTCAAGGTAACCAGTTTCTCACGGTAGTCTTCTTCACTTTCAAACTCAACACTTTCGGAAAGAGAAGCGAGTTTTTCTTTCTGAGTAACTGCAAGTCCCTCAGAAACTTCACCTAAGATTCCATCGGTAACAGACTCTGCCAGTCTCTTGTTTAGAGCAACATTTCTTTCGATTTGCTCGTTGAGTTTTTCTTCCATTTCATCAAGTTTATTTACCATGCTCTCAAGTACATCATATCTATCTTCAGGGATTGTTACATAATGTTCTTCAAAAAGACCCTTCATTCCTTGGAGGAATGATTCGGTCATCTCGGTCTTAAGACCTTCTTCAACTGCGAGTGCATTTTCTTGGATCCACTCGTCAGCAACATACTCAAGATATGAGTCAACTCTTTCGGTGATCTCACTCTTGAATTCTTCTACTTGTTCTACGATTGCATTTTCGTAGGACTGCTGCAGTTCTTCTCTGATTGCTGCAACTTTAGCATTGATTGCAGATTCAAAGATAACTTTTGCCTTTTCCTGGAACTCTTCGGAGAGTTCTTCACCTTGAAGAAGTGCTTCAACATCTTCTTCAATGTTCAGTTCAACGACTTCTTCTTCGGTCTCTTCAGCAACAACCTCTTCTTCTGATTCGGAAATTGCTTCTTCAACTTTGCTACGGAGAGCGTCCTCTTCGGTCACTTCTTCTTCGGCAACTAATTCTTGGTCTTCTACCTCAACTTCCTCAGCCTTAACCGCCTTAGAATTGACGACATCTCTTACTTGCTTCAGTGAAGCACCAGGAGTCTTCAGTTTTGCTGAATCGTCGTCTGCTTTGTAATTCTCTGGGGTAGGACCGCCAAGATCTTCCCAAGATCCAGTTTGACCTGGTGCCATTACACCAGATGCATTACCCGAAGGCATTGGATCGCCAGGTTTTGCGTTAGCGTTAACGGCTGTCTTGGATTGAGCAGTGCCTACTTCCATTTCTTGTAAATCTTTTCCACTGGACATTTGAACTCTCCGATTTTAACCTTTGTGTAGTTTTTAAAACTATATTTATTTATAAATTACAAATTTGATAGAAAATCATTAAACAGTTGAAGTTTGTGCTCTTCAAGAGCACGTTGATCAACTAATGTATTTATCCTGTTTCTGGTATGGGATGCAAATCTTTCACGAAGGATTCCACCTTCCCAAACCCATTCTTTTCCTTCCATGATTCCATCAACAAATGCATCTGGTGCAGAAGGATCAGCGACGATATCTGCAGCGGTTGCCAACATAAAGTCTTCACCAACAATATTTACGCCCTCGTTGTTCATTTTGATTGAACCAACGCCACGAGAAGAAACACCAAGTTTTACTCCCTCATTAATCAGGGATTTGGCAATTTTGCCCATTGGAGTTTCAAGAAGTTTCGCCTTACCGTAAATGTTTGAACCTCTTTGCTCAAGTTTTACGATTTTGTGTGATACACGATCAAGGTTGATTGTTGGTCCATCGGGGTGACCGAGTTCACCAAGTGCTCTACCTTTGTTGGTATACATTTCATTGTATCTATTAACCTCTCTGCAGAGAGTTTGAATAGGATACATTCTACCGTTGCGGTTCTTGATATCGCCTTGAAGGAAAGTTCCCTCAATATACATGCTCTTTTTACCGTTTTTTTCTTCAACGATAAAATCTACGGTTTCGACTTCTTCTCGGATAAGTTTCATTTTTCTTAATTTGTGTATGCTACTGCTTGAGCCCAAACATGTGTACTTATTCCAGCTTGTCCAGTAGAATCTAATGCAGCACCATGTTCTTTTTCAATAACAATGCTACTGTTTGCTGAAACGTAAATGGTTCTGGGCGTAGATCCTGCAACTAGGATTCCAGCAGCTGCGTTATTTGTATTTACAATATAAATTAACGTATTCGAAAGAATAGTTGCATCTACACTTGCTGCTGCTTGAATATCCTCAGAAGCAGATACTGGTCTAATAATCATTCTTCTTCTCCAGGTTGATCCTCATCTTCTTCAGAATCAATTTCGTCGGAAACTTCATCTTCTCCAAAAAGAGTAGAGGCAACATATGGTCTTGCTGCATCAATCTTTTCTGCTGACTTAGTATATAAAATCTCTTTGATTTTATCGCTAACTTCAGATGGAGAAGATTCACCAGAAATGATCATGTCCATTAAATCGTCCATTTTTTAATCAAAATATTATAAACTATAATGTATTTATATCTCTCCTCCTTTTGGAGGTTTTACTTCTGTTGCAGCACCTTGCTTATCTATGTTTGGTTCATTGATTGGAGCACCTAAATCCATTCCTGCTGCACCAGGTTCAATTGGCAATCCAGTATTTGGATCAATTGGTGCATTTGGATCGGGAAGAATTCCATCTTTGATTTCTTTATCAATCTGCTTATCAATCTCAATGATCTCAGTTTCTGTTTGCTTGAGAACTTTGGTTCTGACGTAATATGCAGAGAAGTATTTGCCCATGTATGGTTCCATAGCAGCAACTACTCCAAGTTGCTCAGTCAGAAGTTCATTTTTCTTGAGATCTGAGAAGTGGTTGTCATACAAGAAGTCATATTGAATATGCTCTTCAAGTAAATCCCAATCTTCTGGAGTGATAATATTTTTGAGAATCAATTGAGTTTTCAACATATCGTTGAAAATACCAGAGAATCTCTTACGGAGTCTTCCTACAAACTTAGTAAACTTAAGTTCATCTCTCAGAATTTCGGAAGAACGACCAAGATTAAATCCACCAGCACTATCAAGTCTGCTGGAAGGAACATTCAGTGATTTGTAAAGTTTGGCTTGGAAGTACTCAATATCAGCAAGTTCACCAAGATTTTGTCCACCAGGAAGTGTAGAGATTTCAGTTCCTCTTCCACCTTCTCTTCTTGGTAACCAGAAATCCTCAAGCATCGCCATGTATTTGCGATCATCACGAATTTCTCCAGTATCGGCGTTGTAAACCAACTTATTACGATAACGATTCATCACATCACGGAGATATTGTTCCGCTTTGATCTTGGGAAGATTGCCAACATCAATATAGAAAATTCTACGCTCTGGAGCTCGGGATAATCTGTAGATAACAAGAGAATCCTCAATCATTCGAAGTTGATTGAGTGCCTTGATCGCTTTATGTAAATATGATAAAACAGTTTGCTTATTTCTATCTACTAGACCAGATGTTACGTATGTAATTGCATCTTTTGCAATTTTTACTGAACCTTTATTATGTCTGCTCGGTATAATACCACTACTCTTTGATGCAGAATTTGGATCATAGAGATAGTATTCTTCAATTTCTGGTGCTGCATAACTTTCAGGATTCATTGGATCCTTTCCGTTTCTTGCAACATAAAAAGGTGATTGATTATTTTGTCCGTCTTTCTCTGCCTTACGGATTAATCTAATTTTTAATGGATCAATATATCTAATTTCTTGAATTCCAGCGGAAGGATCCTTAAGATCAATTACCTTGTGATAAAAGATTCTTCCATCAATGTACCAATTCCTGAAAATCTCATGACACTTTTTATCAAAGTTCATCAGACTTTTAATAGTCTTAAACTCATTTCTGATGATTTCTTTCAGTTTATCAGAAGCGGGTAAATTCGACAATTCAATTTCTAGAGGCGAATCGTTTGAGTCAGATACGATCGCCTCATTTACAATATCTTCAATTGCACTATCGCACTCTGGGTGCAGACACATTTCACGGTATCTACGTACCAGATCCTGTTCACTTTTATATACTCCCTCAATATCTACGTATTGTCCGTAGAAACCGCTAGAGAGATAAAAGTCTGATTTATCTTCCTCACTAGGAGGAACTGGGGAGACAATGCTTTTAGAAACCTTGCCTTCCCCAGGATCTGGTAGTTTGAAACCAAATAATTTAGCCATTAATCAAAGTTTGAACTATTATCTACTATTTATGAACCTGTTCCCAACTGGGTTGAACCAGATGGATCAAGAGCATCAAACCACTGAACTTGCAGTTCTACTGTGAACTCTTCAATGGTATCTGAACTATCGTATGAAAGTGCGATGTCAGAAACATTGGTTGGGAATACACCATAGAATCTGTACTGCTTCAGTACAGGAACTTGAGCGGAAGAAGAAGGAAGAGTACCATTAACTGGTGATCTACCGAGTTGTCTTACGAATACATCCTTCTGATATGCAGTAGGATCAGTAATTCCAGCATTGTCCTCATGCTTGTTGATGAGGTTCATCCATCTCTCGAATGCAGTTCTAATTGTGAAATCTACATCGTTGATGATAGTGACGGTCCATGGATCAAATGTTCTGTCACCAGCAACCTTCAGGTTTCTTCCTCTGAAAGGAATATTGATAGGTGCGATGTTTGACGCTGGCAGGTTTGCTGCCTTGACTAAGAATCTACTTCTATCAGTCAGTGCATCTCTTGTGGTTGAATCGGGAATAGCATCATCGGGGAAGTATAATTCACACTCAAATAAATTAGGTCTCGCACCACCCCCAATCATTCTACCCTTGAATGCATCAAGGGTTCTATCCTTCGTGTTTGGAATGTTTAAGTTAGCCATTAATCGTTTCCTCTAGTGAATTAAACGTTACCAACGACTTCTTCAAAACTTACGCCCGTGCGGGTAGCAACGAAGGTAAGACCGATGAAGTTAATGGATCTTGCGGGTTTGACAAAGATGTCTGCTCTAAACTGGTTAGAGTCAATAACGTCAGGAGTGTTATTTGTCTCATCGCAGATTACGATGAAATCATTAATTCCCCTCTTCGCCTTAACATCACGAAGATATGGTTCGACAATGTTTACAAAATTAGATCTTGTGATAACATCATTAAACTCAAAGAGTTGGTCTCTTGCCGCTCTTTCGATCGAACTTTCAATAGTAAGGAACAAACGACGAACGTTAATTCTGTCAAATGCAGAAGCATATGAAAGACCAGTCTTGTCACCAAAGAGAATAATTCCAGAACCAGGAGAAGCAATAACTGGATTGATTCTCTTAGGATAGATCAGATCTCTCTGTGCTTGTGATGGGTTGTATGCGAGTTTGACCGCACCGTTGATTGCTCCTCTTGACGAACCTGCAGGTGAGAACCAAGAATACTGGTTGATTGAGGTTCTTGCCATAAGACCTGCAACGTCAGCATTGCAAGGAATGTATCTGAACTGATTGTTAAATCTGTCAAACATATACTTATAACCAGAGTCAAATACTGCATAAGATGAGGAGGTCAGTCCATCAAAGAAGGCAATAATATTATTGGTTTGTGTATCGGAGTTTGCTACGTTAACAACTCCTGCTCTATGTGGTGAGATGCAAGCGATACAATCCTTTCTCAGGTTTGCAATTTCAATCAGTTTATTTGCTTTTGCTTGTGACTCATAAATTGTGTCGCCACCAGAAGGTCCGTTGATCAGGAAGTTTACATTATACTCTGCTGGATTCTTAAGAACCTCATAAGAAGAAACGATATTATCAAGAGTTGCAGCGAAACCACCGCTTGCAGTGTAGTTTTCACCACCAACGAGGTTGTAAGTTTTTGCTCCTGCAACTGCGAACTTAGTTCCTTGTGCAGCAGTACCCCAGTTACCAATTCCCGATACATTGAAAGAGTTAGAATTACCAGCAGTTAATCCACCAGCAATTCCAGCAGGAGCAGCACCAGCATAAACATATTCAGAGATTCTTGCCAGATAATCTTTGTAGTATACTGACTCAGTTGGTGAAGTTAATCCGTCTGAGGACTTAGTGAGATAGGTAAACTTCTCTACAATGTTTCCTGCTGAACCAGTGACTGCGCCAGTATCATCAACGACGACAACGTGAATTTCGTCGTTTGCTGCACTTCTTTCGGAAGCGTACTGTGAGGTTCCTGGTTTCTCGGCAATGCTCTTCCAGTATACGGTTGAATTGGTTAATCCGAGAGTTTGTTGATCATACCAATCATTTACTGTTGCAGATGTAAACGATGTGGCACCTGTTCCAGTGTTATCACTTACAGAGATTGTATTTGCTTGAGTGGAAGTAGTAGATGATCTTGTAAATGTAAATACAGCACCATCGCCAGCGGTACTAATTCCAGTAATAGTTCTATCTACAAAAATTGTACCAACTCCAACTGCAGCAACAGTAGTTCCTGCTGGAACAGTTGAGTTGCCACCAGTGCTGGCAACTGCGTCACCTACTTGAATTCCAGTTGTAGTAATTCCACTAATTGAAACGTCAAATGCAGCATCAATTACACCAGCGGTTGTTGCTACACCAACTGTAGTGGTAACTGTTGTTGTTGTTGGAGCCAGAATTGATAATGATCCTCCTTGAGAATACTCTGCAGCAACAGAATCATTACCTGAAACTCTATCCGTTACTTTTACGTAGATTTCACTTTGACCAATTCCAGTAACAATAGATCTAATGTAACCACTATAAGTGCTAGTTGATCCAGCACCAGCGGAAATTCTCCCTTCAATAGATTGAGTTACCGCAAATCCAACAGAAATTGCAGATGTATCAATTCCAGATATAGTCTGATCTGCAAATCCATCAATAGTGCAGACTTTTAAGTTATTTGCCCATCTTCCTGGGTTCTTAGCGGCATATGACCAGGTAGTTGCAGTACTATAGTCATTTACGTAGTCTTCGTATGACTTGACCTTTAAAGTCACTGAGTCTGCACTTACGCCAGCGTTTGCGTTATTGAGAGTGGAACCATCAGATCTGAGAACTCTTAGGATTCCGCCGTATGAGAGATATGACGACGCACTTAACCAGTAATCATACTGTGCGTCTGTAGAAATTGGCTTACCAAAAGTTCTGAGAAGATCCTGTTCCGTTTCAATTAGAATAGGTACATCTACTGGACCCTTTGCAAATGGTCCTGCAATAGCGCCAACTTGATCGTTAGCAGCATCTACTCTACCAATAGTCAAATCAACTTCTCTTACCTTGACGCCAGGTGATACTAAGTTAAGCGACATTTTTATTCCTCGTAAGAAGATTCATTTTTTCTAAAACTATTTATTATTTGCTACTTTTACATTGGGGAAACAGTGCATGAACATACTACCAGTCAGGATATTCCCACCTTAGAACCAATTCCGCTTTTCTCGCATTGAGTACTCGTTTTTTGGTGCATTCCTTACACTCATATGAATATGATGATGGATACATTCCTCTATTTTTTCTTGTCAGATAAAAACCATCAATTAAATCTTTTATTTCACCACAAGTCCTGCATTTTCTTTCTTTGAACAGTAAGTGCTCTAGTCCAAACTGTTCTTCAAAATCCATTACATGTACTCCCACATGTATGAACGATCACCATATTCATCCGTATACCACCTATCTCCACTATCATCTACAAAAGAACTATCATCTAATCCATCACTAATGAATCCAAATGGAGACATATCTTGCTCAATCTGATTCTTTTGTTCTTCGTATAATCTTTTTCTAACGTCCTGATCTGTTAGTTCTTTGAAGTAGTCTTGTGCAACTAACCAAGCATAAATGACCAAACACATTGCAAGGTCATCATTGCAACCTTCTTCTGCTTCAAATGAATTGTGCTTTGAAACGAAAGTAGTCAATTCTGAGATGATCTCATAGTCATTAAATATGAGTTTATCTTCTTCAATCATTGCCTTAAGGTTAAGTGATCCAACCTTCTTGACAGTTTTACTCATCTTTACACCAAGTTGAGTTTTCTTTCCAGAGAAACCCTGACCAACAATCTGACCTGCTCTACCTCTCATAGAACACATCAGCAGATTCTGGTATTCCAAATCATATTGGAGAATACTTGCTACCTGGTCTCCAATATCATTTACTTCGCAAAGGATAAATGCGTTATTATAATTCTTTGCTACTTCCCAAATTATATTGGGGAATAGCATTGGTTTGATTTCGTTATTTCTATATTTTGCTACTACTTTATGCGGAAACTCTGTAATGTCTACCACAACGAATGCAGAATAGTCTTCACTGACTCCCCTTGCAACGTCTACAGTTACAACATAATCATGCTCATCTTGTACATCCAAATATACATCTAAACCAGCACTCTTAGTTTTTGGATTATCGTATACTAAATTTCTAAGTTTACTTGGTGCAATGAGAGTATCAACCGATCCTAAAAATTCACACTCAAACTCAATTTTGAATTGCTGTTCTGATGTGTTTGCAATCGTCTGTTTTTTCCACTCATCATCACGTCCTGGAACTTCAGACCAGTGAACATCAGTTGGAATATATTCGTTCTTTCCTCTCTCCGCATCGTGCCACATGCGGTAGAAGTGATTCATGCCATGCGGCGTTGAGACGATGATGACTTTTGTGCTTTTACCAGAAGTAATAGTAGGATAAACAGATGCAAAGAAGGAGTCAGCGATGTGATTAGGGACGAAGGCGAATTCGTCGAGAAAGAGGATATTGAACGACATGCCTCGGACAGCACTCGCAGATGTAGAAGCTGCCAATATCTTACTGCCATTTTCCAGTTCTATGTTTCCTTTGTTCCATGCTATGATACCTTGTTGCATCCATTTTGGCAAGTTTTCATAAGCAGTTGCTAACCTTCCTAACAATTCTCTTGCGGTTGCTGCTTTGTTAGCAAGAATGCCAATGTTTACGCTATCGTTGAAGATAAGATAATGAAGAAGATACGAGACCACAGTAGTAGACTTACCAGTCTGACGTGGCATCTTACAGATGTTGAATCTATTTTTATGAAAATTGTTAATTAACTTCTCTTGGAAGTGATATGGACTAAATGGTACAAGACCTTCGTCCAGAGAAACAATCTTTACATAATTGTTTGCAAAATACACAGGATCATCTTTACACCTGATGAATTCTAAAACTTGATCCTGTGTAAATTCAATAGGCGTATTTGCCTTTTTTAGATTAGGATTGCCAAGATATACATTATCACTCATAACTTACATTTTGATAAGATCTGCAAACGTTTCCTGTGTTTTGAAATAAAGTTTTACGTAAGACTTTGAAAGATTTTTTAAATACTCTAAGTCATCACATGCATCAATTTCTCTTGAAATTTTAGCATACTCAAAGTTTTTGCTTACATTATCTAGTTTGATTTCATCTGGGTTCATTTTGTGTACCTGCAAAAAGTAAAGGTTGGGTTGGATCCCTCATGACTGGATTATAGTACAGAACCTTTGCACCAGGATAAACCTTTACGATTTCTCCTAAAACTTCAGATTTGGACGGTCTTCCAAACTTAGGGAAAAACATTTGAGTTGTAATTGATTTACCCCTCCAATTTAAAATAATACTATATGTTTTTCCTCTTTCCTGTATTCTTAAATACGACTCTTTTACATTAGCAGTTTTTTTGGGAGTTGATGGAATAACCTTTTCTCCTTTTGGAACCAATCTCTGAAGGAGTTTATCTGGACCACCATACTTTGTTGCATCAACTGCTTCCATTGAAACATTTTTTGCTTTACCTTTACGGTTTGGATTTGGGTCTTCTCTACGTTTTTTCTTTACTCTTCTTTCTCTCTCTTCAGGATCCATTGATGCACGAACATCCGCATCTCTACAATAAGGTTTAGTGGTCTGACCTGGTTGCTTAGCACAAGGTTTTCCATCATATTTTCCACCAGTTTGAACCCAACCCTTAAACCAGTCCTTCAACGAATAACCAGGATCTCTTGGTGTTTTTCCATCCAGTTTTTCTACAATGGTTTCTTCATTAGTGACATAATCTGCTGCCGTATCAATGTAATCTGCTGCCTTAGTAATTTTTGATTGTACCCATGCCTGAAGATTTCCTTCACCTTTTTTGCCCATCTTCTTCTGAAGACGTTTTGCTGCATTAGTTACAGTCTTTAGTTCAGACCGTGCCATTGAATATTCATGGTCTTTCTCTTTTGCTTCACCAATTGTTTTATTATTCAAAAGATAATTTTTACTTTTCTTTCTTGGTGTTTCAATAACTTCTGGGCATTCTTTCGTGCCATGAACTGGACACTTCTCCCCTTCTTTTGTGTGAAGGCAAGTTGACGCCTCCATAAAGTTTTTGAAAGTTTTCATTCTTTGCTAAATCCTTGCTTTAGGAGTTTTTGTAGTTCTGCGGTTGATCCAACAAACAATGCATTATTAACAGTAGTTGGAGTGTTCTTCTCTTCTTTATTTAGATCTTTCATCTTCTGCTGAAGATCTATTAACTTATCTGTTACATCACCGACACTTTTGATCAATTGTCCAACAACTTCATATGATCTTGGTTGTTGCCCTTCTTCTGCCAGTTCAAGAATACCATTAATTGCTTCTTGACCCTTTTCGATCAAAGAATAAAGATTTCCTCGTGTATACTCATAGTCAGTAACCGAATCACTCTTCTTTTGGATCTCTGCTAACTGCTTTTTAGTTTCTTTCACTACTTCATTAGCAGTGACTTCTACATCTAAGGATTGATTTATTTTATCAAATGTTTCACTCATACATCTACTCCTTTAGTTGGACTATAAACTCTTCCATCACCAAAATCAAATCTAGACTCACTGAAACCAAAGTCATCTCCAATATCAATTAAATCATCATCAATTGAATTAATAATGTCAATAGCATCTCCACTTTTATGTGATGATGCTATTGAAGTATCCATACCTCTAACAACGGTTATATTATCACCATCAATTTTTTTGATTAGCATTTCTTC